GAAGATAAAATTAATTGAAGATCTGGAGAGTGTGAGATATAAAGAAGGCGCTAGGGTCGTGCTGCGAATATATAAAGAGCTGCAAGAAATAGAGCCTCTTTGCGAACGATCAAAAGCGTACTGCAGTAAGCGAGTTTTTTTTGAGCAATCCAGTTTTAAAAACTTTATCTTTCTAAGTGATCATGACGAAGATAGAGTTAAATGTTATCAGATGTGGTACTTCGATTCCTTTGAAAAGGTCATCTCAAAGTCAAATGCTGAGAAAGAAATAGCAAAAATAGATAAAGACCTGCTTGATCAGTTCGAAGCAACTAATCTAATCATAGCCGCTTAATTTTTCATCACCTCACACCTCACCTGCGTCCCCAACCCCCCATCATTCAGCGCGTGCGTGACCTCGCTCACCAGCCAAGCCGTGGCGTCGATCTGGGGCTTGAAGCCCGCGAGCGTGAGCGGGGTTTCGGGCAGCAGGTCGGCGCAGCCTAGTGCCAGCGTTAGCTCGAACTCTGCCAGGCCGCGTTGGATGCGTTGCCACTCGGCGCGGGCGGCGGCTAGGGCGTCGTCTTCGGTGGCGTAGGTGGGGCGTAGCTGTTTGGCGTTTTCGTCGGTGCCTGCCAGTACGGTGTGGCGCGCGGCGCCTCGGGTGTCGTTCCAGTAGGCTTTTACGCCGCTGTAGGCGTCGCGGTCGGTGACGCTGTAGCGGTGCTGGTCGCCGTCGCGGCGGGTGAGGGTGATGGCGGGCATGGCGCGGCCGCTGGCGGTGAGCCCTTGGCCTGCCACCGTGAACAGCAGGCGCCCGGCTTTGATGGCGGCAATGGCATCGTACCGTTCGCCCAGGCGGGTGAGAAAATTCAGGTCGGATTCGTCGGTTTGGTCGATATGGCCAATGCGGATGCCGTTGAGCACGGCGGCCACCACTGGCTCCAGGCTATTGCGGCCTGCAATGGTGGTGACGATCTCGCCCAGCGTCACATCGTGCCAGCCCTGGGTGCGCTTGCCGGGCAGTTGGCCGCGCATATCCGCCGAGCGGGCGCGGATGGTGAGCTGGTCCGGCGTGCCGGTGTGCTGCACTTCATCCACCGTAAAGCGGCCCTTATCCACCAGCCCTTCCTCCTGCCAGCCAAACGCCACCTGCAGCTCTGCCCCGCGTGGGGGAATGGCGAGCTGGCCGTCGTGGTCGGCCAGAGTGATATCCAGCTGGTCAGCTTCCAGCCCGCGCTGTTCGCGTAGCGAGAGGCTGATCAGGCGGCCGTTGATGCGCGGGGTGATGTCGGTGCCATCCAGCGTGATGCGATAGCTGGGCTTGGGGTAAGCGTTCATACATAGCCTCCTGCTAAACGCGCCACGGCGGGCAGTGCTAGGCGGCCAATCAGGTCGGTGCGCTCATCATCGACGTGTTCTAGCGTGAGGTTGAACTCGATTTTCTCGGCGGCGCCGTCGCGGAAAAAGTGCGTGCTGGTTTCTTCCACGCGGGTGACCACCCATAAGCCGTACTGGCGGCCAGTGCCTTCGACCAGCGGCCAGGCGTTGCCCTGGTCGGCCATCTCGCGGATCTCATCCAGGCTAAAGCGGCCGCCGGTGAAGGTGGGTAACAGGGTGCCGCTTAGGGTGATGGTGTCCGCGCCTGGGCCTGCAAACTGGTAAGCAGGCCGCTGCCCTACGCGGGATTGGCTGGGGTGCCGCCACTCGGTGATGCGTTTTAGTTCCTGATAAGGCACGCTACGGGTTTCAAAAACGAACATGCCAAGGGCCATTAACATGAGTAGACCTCTTTCACTCGGACATTACTGCGGTTTAGCCACAGTGGGTATCGCCATTTTTGTATTACTCGCATCATTTCTGAATGAGAGTAGGACGCTAGCTATGGATATCATCATTGAATCGAACCTAGACGGATTATTCTTATTTGTTGGTGCAGTGATAGGCATTACGAGCAGGGGACAACCTTTTAAACATCGTTATGCTCAGATGTCGCTTCTTGCTGGTTTGGGAATGGCCATGATTGATTTCTTCCTTACTGGGATGAAAGGCTCGCTGCAGGACAGTGAGATTCTTTTGATAATCGGCACCTCTGCTGCTCTTATGTTTTACGGTTTAATGGTGCTACTGGTTTGCGGTACATATCTGGCATTTAGCCTTCCTGATCAGGATTAATCGATATCACGTAATGACGAACGCTGCCGCGCCTGGGCGTCGCGCTGGGCGTTTTGTAGGGCGCGCTGTACTTCCTGCGCCACGTACTGGGCGAGCTGCTGTTCGTTCATGCCGGGGGCGGGTGTGACGTTGATATTGATATCGCCCATCGAGAAACCGCTGGCCTGTGTACTGGCAGCAGTGAGCGGCGGCCGGTTATCGAACTGAATGGGAGCCTGCTGCTCGATGTTGGGCATTGCTACCGCTGGAAGTGTCGCGGCACCCAGTGTTAACCCCGCACCTGCGCGAGCTACCTGTTGGGCTATGTGTTGAATGCGCCTGGCAGGTTCGTTGCGGAGAGCGCCTAGCCCACTAATCAGCCCTTCCGCCATAGCAATACCCAGCGCTTTAAACTGCTCAGGTAAGTCGGTAGTGATAGTGAGCATGCTTGGGGTGTTTAACTGCACTGCTGGCAGCGGGGCGATGTTTTGCCCAGCGTGATTAACGCGCCTAGCGATCTCCTGCACGCGCCTAGCGGGTTCATCCCGCTGGGCATCCAGCCCCTGGTTCAGGCCGTCCACCGTGTAGCCGCCTAACTGGGTGAACACGCGGGAGGGGCTGTTGATATCCAGCACGTCGGCAAACCAGCTGCGCACGTTGCCGGCAATGCCCATCACGCGGTCGCGCAGGTCGGCCAGTTTGCCCGTCAGCCCGCCGATTAACCCTTCGATGATGTTGATACCAAAGCCCGAAAAGATGCGGCTGGGGGAGTGGATGCCGAGGATCTCTTTGAACCAGTTGGCGATGCTGCTGGCGAGGTCGGTAATCACTTGGCGCACGGTGCCAAGACCGTTGCGCAGGCCTGCCAGCAGCCCATCGATTACCGCGCTGCCTAGCGTGGTGAAGCGGGCGGGGATCTCGACGCCCAGCGCGGAAAGTGCGGTGGTGATGCCCCGGTACAACAGCCCTAACGGCGACCAGTTCATAAGAAGCTGCGCGACTGCCCCTAGCCCATCACCGAACGCGGTTTTCACCTGCTGCCACAGGCCTTGGAAAAAGGCTTTGATGGGTTCCCAGTAGCGATAGATGAGATACGCGGCGGCGGCAATGGCGGCCACCGCGGCGCCAATGGGGTTAGCCACGGCCAGCATACCCACGGCGCGAATCACTCCGCCTAACCAGGTAAGTGCTTTACCCACCATTAGCGCCTGCGGGCCGAGCATTGCCATGCCAAAGCGCACCATGGCGAAGGGGCCGAGGATGGAGGCGAGCATTAGCGTGAGCGCGCCACCTGCTGTGACCAGCACCGCGACCAGGGCGGCGGCTTTGGCAAGGGTGCCTGCCAGCTTGGGGTTTTCATTGATCCAGCGGCCGAGGCCTCGGGTAATGGCCGTGACGTTCTGAATCAGGCTGCGCAGCGCGCCGTTGTTAGTCTCGGTGATCGAGATGCCCACTTCATCCCAGGCCGATTTGAGCGATTTGAGGTCGCCGCCGATGTTGTCGGCCATGGTTTTCGCCACCCGGGCGTTTTCACCGGCGGCGTTGGCGAGGATCTCGACAAACGCCTCGATGCCTTCGCTGCCTTGCTGGGCGATCAGTTCGGCCATGCCTGCGCCGGGTTCTTCGCCAAAGATGTCTTTCAGGTAGGCGGCGCGGTCGGCGTTGCCCATCGCTTCGGTGGCTCTTGCCACATCAGTGAGAATACGGGGAATGTCGCGCAGGTTGCCTTCGGCGTCTTTGGCGTTCACGCCGAGGTCGGCCAGCGCCCCGGCGGCGGCTCCGGTGGGCGCGGCCAAGCGGGTGACCATGGCGCGCAGGGTGGTGCCTGCCTGGCTACCCTGAATACCCACGTTGCCCAGCAGCCCGGCCATGGCGGCGGATTGCTCCAGCGACATATTCATCGCCCGCGCTTGCGGGGCGACGTACTTCATCGATTCGCCGAGCATCTCTAAATCGACGTTGGCCCGCGTGGTGGTGGCGGTGAGCACATCGCCCACGCGGCCCATCTCGGCGGGGTCTAACCCGAAGCCGGAGAGGATGTTGGAGGAGATATCCGCCGTGCGGGCGAGATCCGTTTGGTTGGCCAGTGCCAGGTTGAGCATATCCGGCATGGCCGCTTGAATGGCGGCGGGGTCGAAACCGGCCATGGCCAGGTAGCCTTGGGCATCGGCGGATTGCCCGGCGCTAAAGGCGGTGGTGGCCCCTAGCTCCCGCGCTTGCTGGCGAAGCGCTGCCAGGCGTTCGTCGTCTCCCTCCAGGCGGGTGAGCGCCTGCACCCGCGACATCGATTCCCCGTATTCAATACCGGGGGCCAGCAGCCGTGCCCCGGCGTACAGCGCGGCACCGCCGCTGGCTACCATGCCTGCGCCGGTACCGGCCATGCTGCTGCGCAGGCTCATGGCGCGATCGTATCGGCCACGCGCCTGGGCGGCGTTGCGCTGCTGTTCGGCCAGCCGCTTGAGCCGCTGCCGCTGCTCTTCCACGGCGGTATTGGCCTGCTGGATGTCGCTGGAAAGCCGGCGTTGATCGCGGGAGAGGTGAGCGGTGCTGACGCCGTTTTCGTTCAGGGTGCTGCGCAGCCGCTGAAGCTGCTGGCGTTCTTCATCCACCCGCTGGCTAAGCCTGCGCGCTTGGGTAATGGCCTTTTGCCGTTCGGCGCGCAGGGCGGCGGTGTCGCCCTGGTGGGTGTGCATTTGCTGCGAGAGGCGGCGGATGCGCTCTTGCTGTTCCCGCAGGGCGGTGGCGGTTTCCGAGGATTGCCGGGTGAGGGTACGAAAGGAGCTGACGTTCTTCTGCGTGGCCTGCAGCTGCTTTAGGCGGTCGCGGTTTTCACGCATGGCCTGGGACGCGGCCTGGCTGGCACGGTCGATGGCCCGCAGCGGGCGGGTGGCCCTATCCACGGCGTTTAAAATGACCTGCAGCTTTAGGTTGTTACCTGCCACGCTGGCTCCTGGTGTCTGTGGTGGTGCTGCGTTTGCGCGCTCGTTCTCGCCAGGCCATGAGTTCGCGCAGGGTGAAGGCGGCGCAGTCTTGCGGGGTCCAGTGGAAGACGATGGCGAGATCCGCCATCGCGTCTTCTACCTTGTTGGGGAGGTTTATTCGCTCTCGCCCTTGGCCCGCTTCGTCAGCAAAAAACCGGCGATTTCACCACCGCATTGAACGAGGTCGGCCGGGTCCATTTGGCGCACCTCGGTGGCGGTGAGCGAGGGGGTGGAGAGGCGCGGGATCAGGGTGATCAGCGCGTCGGTTTGCATCTGCAGCACATCGGCCAGCGAGACGCCGCGCAGCTCGCCGGAGGTGGGCTTGCGCAGGCGTAGCTCAGTGATTTCGGTCTCGCCCCGGGTGAGCGGCATATCCAGGGTGATGGTGGCAGCGATAGCTTGGGGGGTGGCAGCTTTGGTCATGGGGGTGTTCCTGGTGTTGGGTTAAAGGAAGCAGGAGGAGCGGGTTAAGCGCCTGTGTTAAATACCCAGGCGCTGGCGGCGGCCTGCCAGGCGGTCAACGCCGTTGACCTTGAACACGCCGTTCACCAGGTCGATCTCGATTTTCTCGGTGCCGTCGATGGTGAGCTTGTAGTAGCTGAGCGTGCTGGTGACCTGGTGCTCGGTGTTCTCGCCGGTTTGGGCGTCGCCCATATCGATTTCGGTGTGGCGGCCGCGCATGACCACCTCGACCGAGGAGGCGTCGTCGATGTCGTCGCGCTCATAGCTGCCGGTCATGCGCAGCATGTCGGCATCGATGCGGGCGGTGCCGAAGTTGTCGAACAGGCTTTCCACCAGCCCGCCTACCGTCCACTGCACGGTGAGCAGGCCGTCTTGGCCCATATCGATACCCACCGCGCCATCCATGCCGCCGCCGCGCCACTCTTCGATCTGGCGGGTGAGGGTCGGCAAGGTGATCGACTGGACGATGCCCTGCCAGCTTTCGCCGTTGCCGAACAGGTTGAGGTCTTTGAGCTTTTTGGGGAGTGCCATGGGGGTCTCTCGCTAATCCGTTCAGGCGGTGGCCGCGACGCGCTCGGCGAAGTCGGCCAGGTAGGAGTCGGTGATGCGCTGCTGAAAACCGAGGTCTTCCAGCGGCGGTACCGGCGTGTAGTCGTAGTCGATGCGCAGCTTGCCGCCCTTGAGGGAGGTCTGGGTGTTGAGCTCCTCGTTCAGCCAGGCGCTGCCATCGACAATCAGCCCCAGGGTTTTCAGCTCGCGGAACTTGGCGTTCAGGCCTTCGATGATGTCTCGCGCTAGGGAGGCGTGCAGGGGCAGATCCACCGCCCACAGGTGCGCTTCGGCCACGGTGTCGGCGAGGATCTGGGCGGTGCGGGTGTAGTTTTCGAAGGGGAACAGGCTTTCTGGCCCGGCGCAGGTGCGCGAGCCCCAGAAGCGGTAGCCGTTCTGGTTCACTAGCGTGGTGACATCGGCGGCGTTGAGCAGCCCGGCATCGGTGTTGGGGCTTTGCAGATCCCAGAACACGTCTTTGCTGATGCCGGTGACGCCGTTCACCGCCACGTTACTCAGGGTTTTGTGCCAGCCCACGGTTTGGTCCAGCTTGGCGCGCAGGCCGAGAGCGATGGCCACGGGGCTGATATCCACCGTGTTAGCGTCGTCGGTATCAAACGCCTGCCACTGGGGCCAGATCACCATCAGCTCACGAGCGCCGAACTGGTCGCGGTAGGCGGTGACCTCGGAAATGGTTTCGCAGCCGTGGGCGTACACGTAACCGAAGGCGCGCAACTGCTGCAGCACCGAGACCATGGCGGTGGCCACCGGCTGGGTATCCAGGTAGGGAACGCCAATAATGCGCGGCGTCACGCCCAGCTTCTGCTTGGCGGTCAGTAGCGCCTGCAGCCCGGTGCGCTGGCCCAGCTCGGTGGTGGTGCCAATCACATTGGCAGTGGTTTCATCGGCGTCTAAGCCTTCTTCTACCCGTACCACCACGATGATCGGCTTGGCCTGCTGGCTGATCGCGGTGAGGGTGTCTTTCAGCGTGCCTTGGGTGCCCGCTTTGCCAATGGCGGTATCCACATTGGTGACCAGCGCGGGCTGGTTGAGGGGAAAGGTGGTGGCGTCTGCATCCGGCGCGGTGCAAACCACGCCAATAACGGCGGTGGAGACGGTGCGGATAGTACGCGTGCCGTCGTTGACTTCCGCAACGCGCACGCCGTGGTGGTATTGATCGAGTGCCATGATGGCTCCTGCGCAGGTTAACTGTTCGAGTAACGAAAAGGGTGAATTCACGCAGGTATCGTGCGGGGGCTGGGGGGAGGG